CAGGCCAAGCGGCACCGGGGTGATGGTCACGAAGTCGTAGCGGCGGCAGGTGCGGCCGTACTGCTGAATCAGCACGCGCAGCAGCTCGGGGTTCTCGGCCAACTGGGTGTTGCTCAGTTGCAGCAGCACCACGTCCCAGTCGCGTTCGGGGTGGCGTTCCTCGATCTCCACATAGCCCACGCCCAGGCGCTGCAGAATGCGCTTCATGCCGGCAACGCTGCCGGCGTCCACGGCGTTGATGAAGGCGTGCTTCACCCGCAGGCGATACAGGGCCTCGGGCTCGCCCTTGAAGCGCGTGATGTCGCGCTGCCAGGCCAGCAGATCCAGGATGGTCATGTGGCAGGTGTCGGCGTCCATCTGCAGCAGCGGCCAGCGCAGCCAGCCTTCCACCTTTGTCCACCAGGCCTGTGCAGCGGCCTTGAGCTTTGCCAGCTCGGGGCCGTCTAGCCAGAAGGGCAGCCCGAGCTTAATCATGGGGCACCACCTGCAGGCTCTGGATCCGGGGGATGGCCAGCTCCGACACGATGTCGGCGTTCTGGAAGCGCAGCGACTCGATGCCGGGGAACTGTTGGTGCAGTTCCTCGCCCAGGCGGCTGAAGGAAAAGCGCGACTGCGGGTAGGTCAGGGTTGGTTGGTAGTCGGTGGTGGTGCTCTCGCGGAATGCGGCGCGCACGAACAGCTCGATGTTCGCCAGCAGGCTCTGGCGTTGCTCGGCGGTCAGCGTCGAACGCGGCCACACCTCCAGCATGATGGCGTGCAGGGTCTCCGGCATCTCCATCACCAGCAGGTCATCACCATGGCCATGGTTGCCCTGGTCACGGATGTGGGCGTTGATCTGCTCCAGGTAGGTGGCTGCCGGCACGTCCGCCTCGAACAGCACATAGGCATTGGCGCTACCAGGGCCACGCGGCGCACCGTGCAGGAAGTACACGCCATCGGGGCGCACGCCCGGGAAAGCCGAGATCAGCGCACGGTAGACGGCATCGGTGTGCCACTGGTTGACCGCCGAAAACTGGTTGCGCACGCGCAGGCGCAGCTCGTCGTCGGGCTCAGGATCCGCGCCGGGCGAGGTCAGCCAGCCGCTGCTGTTCACCACCTGGACGATGCCCGGCACGGGCTCCGGCAGAATGGCGTAGTAGCCCGGCGCCAGGTTGAAGCCGGCGCCGGTATCCACCGCCTCGGCCAGGATCTCCAGCTGCATCGCACCATCGGTGAACGTGCCATCGGCGGTCGTCACCAACTGGTAGATGTGCCCGTTGATCGAAGCGGACTGCACCACCGTGCCGGCCGGCACCTCCAGGGCGCCGCCGGCCGCCAGCCGGGTGAACAGCAGCATACCCTTGGCTTTGGTTGCACCCTTGCGCTCCACGTTCACGGCCCAGGCCAGCATGTCCAGCCAGGTGCCGGTGGCGGTCTTCACGAAGAAGTTCGGCAGCACGGTGCCGCTGATGAAGGTGATCAGCCACAGCACGGGCTTGGTCACCAGGGCGGTGACGATCCGCCAGAACGGCGAATAGGCGCTGGTGTTGCTCAGCGCACTGCCCTGGGCGGCCACTTCATTTTCCCAGGCTTGGCGCAGCCCTTGCTCGGTGGTCGGAATGCCGGCGTCATGGAGCGCCTGCTTGAAATCTACGGTCACAGGGTCACCTCAATCACTCCAAACTCAACGGTGCGCGCGGTCACCAGGTACTGGCCGGCGTCCACTTCGCGGATCTTCGCGGTGCCTGGCACCAGGCGTTCGTCGGCCTCCACCAGCAGCTCCAACTGCTGGATGCAGTCGCGCTGCCGAAGGCGGTCACGCTCAGCCACCAGGGTCACCAGCAGACCGCTCTCGCGGATCATGTGGGCGATGTCCTGGGCGATGCTCGCGCGGTCATCCACAAGCCGCGGCTGGCAAGACGGGTCCAGCGCCAGGTCGTTGTCCTGGATCAGCAGATCGATGTAGAGGCTCATCCGGCAGCCATCCCCAGCATGTTTTCCAGTTCCAGCGGGGTCATGGCCTTGCCGGTGTGGATCTCCACCTTCTCGATGTGATTGCCCCTGCTCTGGCTGGACGTGTTCTGGATCCGCGTCAGCAGGCCACCCGGCGGCACGCTGGCGGCCTGGCCCGGCGACAGGCTGGGAATGGCCGCATTGATCGTCTGCTGCATCTTCCGTGCGGCTGCTGCGCGCTTGGCGGCGCTCATGGCTTCGCCCATGCCTGGCGCTTCGGGCATATCGGCAAAGCTGGTATCGATCGAAACGCAGGGGATCTTGTTCAGCAGCTCGATCAGGCCTTTCAGCGCCTTGCCCAGCAGCGCGAACGGCGACAGGTTGGTGAAGGCCCACAGCAGGGTGTCCCACACGCTGTTCGCACCACTGGTCGCGCCCGTCAGTTCAGCGAGCCAGCCCAGCACGTTGGCGCCGATGCTCCACAGCTTCTGCAAGGCAGCCCAGCCCAGCTGCAGCACCGCCACCCAGATCTTGAACGCCAGCACCACGGGACTGATGATCGTCAGCAGCACCTGGAACCACGCGGTGTTGCCGAATTTGGCCTTCAACTGGACCCACCAGATGATGGCGGCACCCACAGCCACGATCAGCAGGACGATCCCCAGGACCAGCAGCGCGATAGAGCTGATCAGAATCGACAGCACCGACATCACCCCGCCCAGCACGGTCAGCAGACCCGCAGCGGCGACCAGGGCGAGCAGACCGAGGGTGATGTAGCCCAGCCAGCGCGCGATGTTCGGGAACATGGTCAGCCAGCGCTGGAAGGTCGTCCCCATCTTGGTGATGCGCTGAATCAGCGGCGTCAGCACGGGCATCAGCACCTGGCCCATCACGATGCGCAGGTTCTGCAGCATGGCGGCGAACTGATCGAACGGGTCCACCATGGCCTTGGCCATCTGCTCGGCCTGCTCCATGCCTTTCACCTTGCCCAGCTTGTCCAGGCCACCGCGCAGCCGGTCGGTGTCCTTCATCAGGGTGACGATCAAGCGCGACGCCTCGCCGCCGAAGGCACCGGTGATGGCGTCGAGCTTCGCCTGGGTGTCCAGGTCGCCGAACTTCCCTTTCAGCTTGTCCAGGATCGACAGCATGGGTAGCAGCTGGCCGTTGCTGTCGGTGAACTTCATGCCGAGCTTGTCCGAAGCCCCGGCGATGTTCTCGAAGAAGGACTTGTACAGCCCGCCCGCCTCGCCACCTTCGATGGTGGTGCCGAGCGTGCCCAGGACGGCCATCTGCTCGGCCAGGCTCACACCGGCCGCCGAAGCGCCAATGCCGGTGGCCTTGAAGGCGTCGTTCAACTGCTGGCCACTGGTGCGGAACAGCTGGACGGCGAGCGCACTCTGCCCGGCCAGCATCTCCACCCACTCGCCTTTGCCCATGGCGTCCGCCTGGGCCTTGTTCAGGCCATACAGCTTGCCGATGTAGGCGCTGACGGTCTCGCTGTCGGTCTTGGTGGCCTTGGCCAGCACGTTGGAGGCGTTGGTGAACAGGGCCAGCTGCGAGCCGGTCAGGTCCTTTACCGCACCTTCGATGCTGTAGGCGGACTGGACAAAGGCGGTCGCGTTCTCGCCGTAGGCCACGGCGAACTCGAAGGATTTCGCCTGGAGCGAGTCCAGGGCGTCTTCGGCCACCCCCAGGGAACGCACCTCGCCCAGCGCGCGGAGCTGGTCCCGCGCAGGCTGCAGGCCTTCCTTGAACGCCACGATGGTGCCGACCACGCCCGCCATGCCGGCGCCCATCTGCACGAAGCCGTTCTTGCCGACCTCGGCCACGTCCTGCAGCTGCCTGGCGACGTTGGCGGCCGGGGCCGTCACCTGATCGACCAGGCGCAGGATGAAGTCAAGGTGACTGGTGGTGGATGCAGCAGCCATTCATTGGGTCTCGGTCAGCCGTTCAGCGCCTTGGCGATGCCGTTGGCCACGGCGATCTCCATGCGGCGCCAGTGTTCGTCCTCCAGCCACTTGGCGGTGCCCAGGTTGTCAGCCGTGGGCGCCGCGCCAGGCAGCCAGCGCTCGACCAGGGCCAGCAGTTGGCCCAGGCCGTCCTCGGTCAGGCGCTCGGCGTGGGCGAGGGCTTTTTTACGGTCACTTCAACGTCGGGCGCGTACTCTTCCAGCAGCGCGCCGGCCAGCTTCATGGTGGTCAGCGGGTTGACCAGCTGCGGATCCAGGGTGAAGGTAAATTCCTTCTCGCTGACCACTTCAGCCCCGGCCACCTCGCAGAGATGGTCAATCTGAACCCCTTGGCGGACGGGTGTGGACGTTTTGTGGACAGTGAAACGAAATGCGAGAAGCGTGTGGACGTCGCCGCAGTGGCGCTAGCCTAGGCCCCTTGCGGGCTCCAGGCGTTTCTTAAGGGGCGATCACTCGCCCTCATCAAACTTGTTGTTGATCAGCTCGATCAGGGCGTTGAGGGCTTCGTCGCCCTGGTCCCCATCGGTGTGCAGGTGGATGGGCGTACCTTTGCCGGCGGCCAGCATCATCACGGCCATGATGCTCTTGCCGTCCACCAGGCTTTCCGGGGAACGTCCGACGCGGACCTGACACGGGAAGCGGCCTGCCACGCCGACGAACTTCGCCGCAGCGCGGGCGTGCAGGCCGAGCTTGTTGCAGATGGTGACTTCACAGGCAGGCATCGCGTGGGTCCTTTCAGGTGAGGTCGCGGTGGCGAACCTGGACGTTCTTGAGAAGCGGTTTGAGGGCGCGCCCGATGCGCTCGGCGAGGTACACGGAGCGGTGGTGACCGCCGGTGCAGCCGATGGCGATGGTGACATAGGCGCGGTTGCTGGCAGCGAACCGGGGCAGCCATTTGTTCAGATAGCCGACGATGTCCTGGTACATCTCCTCGACATCGGGCTGGGCGGCCAGGTAGTCGGCCACGATGCTGTCGAGCCCGGAAAAGTCGCGCAGGTCGGGCTTCCAGTAGGGATTGGGCAGGCAGCGCACGTCGAATACCAGGTCGGCGTCCACCGGCATGCCGCGCTTGAAGCCGAAGGACTCCACCAGGAAGGCGGTGCCGGGTTCGGGCTTGTTGAGCAGGCGCAGACGCAGGGTGTCGCGCAGCTGATAGAGGTTGAGACTGGTGGTGTCCAGTCGCAGATCCGCCAGGTCGGCAATCGGGTGCAGCAGCGTCGACTCGTCGCGAATGGCTTCGGCCAGTGAGCGGTTTTCATTGGTCAGCGGGTGGCGCCGGCGCGTTTCCGAAAAGCGCTTGAGCAGGGTGCCTTCTTCGGCATCGAGAAACAGCACATCGACCTGGATATGTCTTGCCCGGACCTCGGCCAGCAGGTCGGGGAAACGCTGCAGATGGCTGGGCAGGTTGCGCGCGTCGATCGACACGGCGACCTGCGGATGCAGCAGCTCGGTAT